CTTGAAGTTTCGCCGCAGCAGCAGGATCAGCCAACGCTAATGCTTCTTCAGCGAGGTTTCCAGTGAGGCCACGGATTGATCCAGCCGCCAATGCAGCACCCATACCTGGGCCAGCACCTTCACGAACACCGGAACGATTAGGGGTGAATCGAATTTGGCGAGCAGTGTCAGATTGTAAAGCTTCAATAGTTGCTGGTGGCAGAGGCTCAGTGCCTAGCTGAATTGCCAGCGCATTTACTTCGTCAATGGATTTTCCGCTTTGCCAAGCACCTTGTAAAAGGCTGGCAATCTCAATGTCGCGGTCTGTGGAGATGCGGTCGCCCTCAGCAACTTGCAATGCTGGAACACCTTTTGGCCCAGCTTCAGGTGCAGCAGCAGCCGCTTGTTGAAACAATGGCTTAATGACGTTATCAAATTCTTCTGCCAACGGCCCTGCTTGAAGACGCGCAGCCTCAATCGCTCGATTTAAACGCTGATTTTTGACTTCGATTTCTTGCTCTGTATCACCATATTGTGGAAAATACGAAAGTGTCTGACCGATAAGCTGCTCACGATTGTAAGCCGCGCCAGTGCCAAGCGTTAAGAGGCCATCAAGAATATCAACTTGTGCGTCGGTAACTGTGCGTCGTTCTGGGCCTGCAAGGCTACGGGTCACGACGCCTTCACCAAGAACATTGCGAGATAGCGTTTCCAAAAGTCCAGCTTGCTGCGCCTCTGGCTCAGTGGCTATGACATTTTTAATGTCGTTAGCGCCGCCAGCAATTCGACTTAGCAAAGTTAAGACCTTGCTCTGCGCCTCTGTTGGCTTTGCATCAGCCTTAACTTCCGGATCAGCGGGGCCACCTGGAATGAACTCTAATGTCCCTTCATCAGTGAACTTAAAACCACTAGGTGCTTTTTCAGGCTTTTCTGGCTTTTCAGGAGCAGGAGGCACATAAACACCACCATCCACTTGCTGCACCTTATTGGGCTTTGCGACAACGGGGGAACCTTCCCACCAATTTTCTTGAGTAGCCATATTAATTTCCAATCACAACGTGCCAGTGAGGGCCAGTAGCAAATCTTGAAGGGTTTTTAACCTCATCGCGTGCCTCAATAATTTTATAACCAGCACTTTTAATGCCAGAAATGTATTCCTTAAACGTCATCCCAGGTATCGGAGCAATATCTACTGCTCCTGCTGTTTTAGCGTGATACGACTTTGGATTCTTTTTAGATAACGGATCGTTTGGCCCCCGATAACCAGAAGTAATTCGTGCATTAGGGAATAACTCACCGATCACTTTTCTACCATCAGCGAAAGTTACCAGACGGAGTAGCCGTCTGACCTCCTGGCTTTTGACGAGTTACACCATTCGGATCAATAAAGAATGCGCCAGGTTCCAACTTATCAAATTCTTCTTTAGTAGTCGGCTGGCGTGGGGGGCCTTTTTGCACATTAGTAGGTGCTGGTTGGCCACCTAATATTTTCGTTAATCCTGACGGCGGCCCACTATAAAAGCCACCACCTGGCAGTGTTGTAGTTATCTTTTCACGCTCTGCTTTAAGGGCGGCTTGGAATTCAGGAGTGCCAATAACTAGCCCTTCTGCCTGAAGTTCTTTAATCCTAGCCGTGTCCAGTTTAACCTTACCTTCTTCAAGCAATTTATAGCCATCTGGATCAATCTTAAAAAGCAATGAACGAGCAGCGAAATTATCATCAGCACTTGGACTAAGCGCCAATTTTGCAGCAAAGTCGAACTGGTCTGCAATGTCTGTGCGCTGTGAGTTTCTAGCAGCTTCAGCGCCCTTTGTATAAATTGCCGCAATTTCTTCTGGAGTTTTACCCAAGTCTTTTGCGATAATGGCGTCACTCAAGAGTGTTCCATATGTTGTTCTATCGTTTGCGGCTAGGCGCTTTGAAAACCGATCAAGGTCTTGGCCATACTCTGGAAACTCCGCGTATAATGCCGACAGATTTTCAGGTTTTGGGTCTTTAGCAACTTGTTGCGCCTTTAAAGAAAAGCTCTTGGCACGGTCAACTTTATCCTGTTCTGCTTGAGCAGCGGCGCGTGCAGCATCAACCTTTTGCTGATTTTGATATGACTGAACACCCGCCAGAAATGATTCTGTGGTAGATGGTGTGCCAAGTGAATAATCGTAAGGTTGAACCATTTTTAGAAGCCCATCGATTTAGAGGCAGACATACCGCCAAGAGTTGAAGCTAGATTGAATGGCCCACTAAGTGCGCGGCCAACCCCTAGTGCAGAGCCAGCTCTTGCAGCGCCAGCTTGACCAAATAGATCAGCAATAGCGCCAGCCGATTGCTGACCAGCAGCACCAACGCCAGCAGCAGATTGCTGACCAAGTGCTGTCATACCGCCCAAGCGATCGTATTGCTGTGTAAGGAACTGATTAAGCAATGCAGGGCGGAACTGAGCCAATGCACCTTGAACGTTTCCGCCACGAAGCCCACCAGTTGCCGATGCGTTCTGTAGGATGGATTCTTCTTGTTGCCGTGCGAGCGCCTGAAAGATTGGGCTTTGCTCTTGCTGCGCTACATATGCCTGTTGAGCTTCTGTGCCACGAAGACCTAACGCACCCATCTGGGCTTCTAGGGCAGGGCCGCCAGCGGCAACATAAGGTTCAAGCAAGCGCCGCATTTCTTCGCGTGCGGCTCGTTGTTCCTCCACTCCTTTATCAGCAGCAGCTACTTGTGCCTTACCAGCCTTACTTGCCGCACTTGCACCGATAGCAGCGCTACCTAATGCGCCAACGCCAAGAGCGATTGCTGCCGCTGTTCCAATAGCCATATTACACTAGCCTCTTAATAAATGAGTGTTCGCTTGGTTTGTATCCATCACGGATATAAAGTCTTGCCATTCTTTCGCCATTAAGCGCATCAACTGATTTCATTTGGATTGAAAGAGCGCCGCGATTCTTTGCCTCTTGTTCCATTGCCTTTTTCAACTTCATGCCAATGCCAGGATAATTGCAATCAGGATCAGCCCACCAGAACAATTCCTCGCTAGAGATGTGTGCATGATTAAAATACACTGGGCTAAGAATCAACGAACCAAACGATACAAATCTTCCGCCAACATCAGCAACCATACAAATGAAATTAGGCTGACCGATAAATCCTTCAAGCGATAATATGCAATCATCTATGTCATACTCTAGGATGTCGTCCCCAAATGCTTCCTCGTGAAATATAGAACCAAGGATAGCAATTTGTTCAGCATCTTCAAAGGTAGCGTGACGGATGACGGGCAAAACAACCCTTCCTTCAGAAGTTAGACTTGAATTGGGATTAGCGTTATCATTTGTCATTTTAATCTCTTAAAATGGAGAGCCACCGGCTGCTCGTAAACGCTCGGTAGCCTAGCCATAACACAATCAATCTTCAAATTCAAACTCTCGTTCTTCCCACGCTTGACAAGAGCGTAAATCGTGACAGACGAACTCAAACTTGTGGCAGTAGCCACGGAATCCAGCGTCAACGTCCCATTGGTTCCAAGGTATCTTGTCCATCTTGGCTTGAGTCATCGTGCTGTTGTCGTAATACTCGCAGTTGGAGCAGCGACGACGACGAGCTTCGGTCTCATCAACTTGCATAGCCTTGCCAAGAGCAATCCAGTATTCGGGATTAGCGCCACGCTCGTTGCTGGGGTTCTCAGGGCCAAGCATCCAATCGTCGATCACAATCTTGGTGTTCTTCTTGTTCTCAGCAGTGGTGATGAACGGTTCGCTCTCACGTAGACCAGCGAAGCCTTCAATAATCATCATGGGCTTTTTCATCATGTTATCTCCCGTCCAGATGCGCGGATGTTAATGGCTGTAGCTGTTCCCGCAATAGTTGAAATAAATCCACCAGACGCAAGAACCTGACCGACTAGCTCAGGAAACGTATAGGTTTCCGATGGCTGAAGCGTTTTGCTTTTGACGATAAGGTTGTCATTACCTGCGCTGCCAGATACTGTGACAAGGTTGACGCTAATCGTCGCAGCCGTTGCGCTGTAGTTCGTTGCGGTGAACTTGTCGATGATAGCTGTGACGTTGGTCGCAGTGTATTGCGTTGTTTGCGCGTTCTCAGCAATCTTTGCTGGGATAAGAACTCTTGTTGAAACAGCCATGTTACGTCTCCATAGAACTTATATTGTCGGTCACTGTCAAAATCACCGACGGAACAGAAGGATGCACGGCTGAAGCCGCTTCAGATAATAAAATAACAGAAGTATCGTCTACTTCCCACATTAATTCAATATAGTCATTAGCGTTTAGTTGGATGACGTAGTTCCATGCAGCCAAAATCTCAGCACTATTACCTTGTATGCGGATTTGACCAGAACTGTCAGGGACATTGACACCGTTCTTGCGTAACCATATCCACACCAAACCTACACCGCCGGACGTTTTGTCTAGCTGCGCTGAAAACTGCACGTTGTATACGTTGGGCGTATCAACATAGATACGTGAAGTCGGTGTGCCGCGAGTGACACCATTAGACAGGTCTGATGTGTTGAACGTCATGGCATACGCGGTATTGATGGCGGCTGCTGTTTGTATCGTCGTGTCGTAGAACGAACCATAACGCGGGTTACGATGTTGCTTGGGCGGTGGCGTCTGCTGAAGTGCCGTGATCTGCTCTTGCAATGCTGCAATCTGTTCTTGTGATGCTGATGCTGGCGCTCGATCAAGATACTCCAGTATAGACTTCATCACCTCAATAGAAGATAATGCGTCATTGGCGGATGCACTTGCATTGCCAGCGTTAATACTAACTTCATCAATCAAAATAGAGTTAGCATTGGTGCTGGAAAACAGCAGTTCAAACTGCTTGATCTGCTCATGATCTTGCAGGAACGATGCAAGCTGGTCGCGGGTAAGGTTTAGTCTCTGAACCATATCAGTAGGCCAGTGGCTCTATGGCTGCTTCCAGCCTAGCAAACGACATATGGGCGTCCGACGTTCCCTGGAAGCGTTGAACTCGCCAGTTACGCATCCAGCCTTGTTGGAACCATACAAGACGCTTTGCACGCTCTCCGGTCTTACCCGCCTTGATGAACTTCTGCTGGCTCCATGTCTGCCCGTCGATTGAATAGCTTGTGTTAATAGTTGGGTCTAAGCCAAACGCAACTGAACCTGTAAGCCCAACAAGCTCAATATTCTGCAATATCGCGCCACGACCTTCGTTATATATAATGGTCGTGCCAAACTCCCAGCGCACCTTCTGTCCCCAGTGCGTCGATATATCCCTTACCAGATACCCAATTGCGCTGCTTGTAGGGTCGCCTAGCAACCACTTGTCATAGCACCACACGAAGTTCTGAGCGCGATAGCGAGAGAAGTCCACGATGCTGCTTGTCAACGTGAACCATACAGGCTGACCTAGTTCTTGCGTTGCGGCTGCGTCGAATACAATCGTGCGATCTGGGAGGTGGATATATAGATGCTGGTGCGCCCTATCGTTCCTTGCCTCTAGCTTTACAGTCGCTAACTGCGCTTCAGTGAATGTAGCCAGCAGTTCGTCAATCTCTTGCGTGCTGACCTTATTTGCGGTTGCGTTTGCGGCAAGATAAATAGATGGTGCTTCGTTAAAGCCACTACCAAGAAATGCGATGTTCTCAAGGAATACGCAGCAAGCGTGTGTGCCAACAACGCCCTTTTCGACTTGAGCGCCTTCGATACGTTGGAACGGGAATAGGTCTCCGCCACGGTTGTCGAACACTTCGATGGTGTGACGATTAAGCGCATAGACTTCATTGCGTAGCTTCAGCAGGGCAACCACTGGATCAGGGTCAGCTTCTGCCGAACCATATTTCAGCGGGTTCACTGCGAACGGATTGTTAAGTTCAGTGACCACCAGAAACTCGCCATCAGTGGTCATCCAGTAG